CCCCTGTTTCAAGGCATACTCAGCCTCAACCAATTGATTGTGAGAACGAGCAAGAATGCCGATCGATTTATCTGGATTCTCCCGAATTATCTTCAGAATGGTCTGATTCTGATCCTGATAGTCATTGTGAATCATAACCGATGGTTTGGTTCCTTTCTTGGTTTTAGACTGTGGTTTCATCACCTTTGGTAAATGATTACTGTTCTTCATGATGGAATTACAAAACTCAATAATTAGCCTACTACTACGATAATTAGCCTCTAATTTAAAGGTTTGGGTATTTGGGTCATTGGCAAACATTCTCAACGATCGAACATCCCCTCCCCGAAAACCATATATTGACTGCCAATCATCCCCAAACATAATCAACGAACTACTACTCGATAGCTTTTGTAAAATTCGATATTGTATCGTATTGATATCCTGGCATTCATCTACCAAAACATATCGTAGATTACGTCGTAAGGTTGATGAATCCGGGGTTTGTAGAAATTCATACATACTATACATCATATCCGCGAAATCCATATACCCATATTTTTGTTTCATTTCTTGGTACATTTGAATCGTGCGTATAACGACATCCCAATACTCAGTCCCAACATTATGATGTTCCAACAACGCATCGTAGGTAGTTGGATACTTTGCATCATACTTATCACTATACAGTTTATACAGTACATTGATTACCTTACGCGGGAGCTTGTTCTTCTTCCCGATCTCTTTCATCAACTCAACCGCTTCATCATTCTCCAAGACCAACCTATTTCGACCAATATATTGATAGGCTAAATTATGAATCGTACCAATACGAAGCTCCGCATCAACAACACGTTCCCTCAACCTTTCTACCATTTCATTTGCAGCTTTTTTTGTAAAAGTAATGGCAAGAATCTGATCCGTTTTCTTCAACAACGATTCATATAAGGCTACTAAGCATCTTGTCTTCCCCGCCCCAGCACCAGCGACTACCAAAGCATTTGATGTAGAAACCGTCCGAACCACCTTACTCTGTTCTCTGTTTAGTTTCATCTACAAGGTAAAGGATGGCTTGTTACGAAGACAGTTTTTTGTTTACATTTTTTTAATTTAGTATAATATACAATTCTAAATGAATTATTTTAACCGAAGTAATACGCCACCAACTACAAATTCTCCATCTTCATCTTCAACATCTTCATCTTCATCTTCATCACCATTTCGAAAAACCCCGAGTCTTAATCTAAGGCGCCACAAAAACCACACCAACCACACAAACCACACCAACCACAAAAACCACACCAACCACAAAAACCACACCAACCACAAAAACCACACAAACCACAAAAACCACACCAACCACAAAAACCACACAAACCACAAAAACCACACCAACCACAAAAACCACACCAACCACAAAAACCACAAAAACCACAAAAACAACCATGAAGATAAAGAAAAATATGAGAAGGAGTATCTAAAAACAAAAGAACAATATATGATTCTACAAAAAAAACAAGAAGACACGATTAGTAATTTGAAGAAACAAATCTGGTTTGAAAGAAAGAATAAAATGTTGAGAGACGAAAACCAAAAGAACATTGAAAGACAAAATAAAATAAAGCAATTGCAAAATGAAATAATGCAATTGAAGCAAGGCATCCAGAACTAACTAAATAAATATTACTGTATTTCTTTTTAAGTATGATTGATAGTGTAAAAACATTAAATAACCCTACGACTTCTACGATCCTTCTTATTGCAGATGAAAGTAAGTCCAGTAACACAATACACCGACACCTTAAATGAAATGAAGGGGCGGTACGGACCCAAGGTTTGTGTGTTGATTGAGGTTGGGTCGTTTTATGAAATGTATGGGATAGATGAAACCGATACCATCTTTGAGGTAGCCTCCGTGCTTCGGATTATGGTTACGAAGAAGAATAAGAAGATTGCGAAGGTGTCGAAATCGAATCCCTTTATGTCGGGTTTCACCAATTCTGCGTTGGAAAAGTATCTTAGCATATTATTGAATCACAACTACACGGTTATACGTATCGATCAAACGACGAAACGCGAGGATGGTAGTGGATTTGATCGAGAAATTGAGCGCATCTACAGTCCATCTACGAGTCTCGACATGGTTGATTGTGGGGGGTCGTCGCATAATTTGGTTGTCGTGTATTGTGAGGGGACGAAGCGAGCGAATGGATTGGGGATAGCTACCCTTGATCTAACAACTGGCGTGGTTCGGGTAGAGGAGGTGTATGATAAGGACGAGATGGTTACGAAGGTTATGGGCTGTGACCCTATCGAAGTCATTGTTATCGGGGACGAGATTGAGGACAAGCAGAAGAAGTTATTGGATGCTTGTTTCGATCTTACGATCTACCGTGATGATGATCGAACGATGCATCGATTGGATTACCAAAACGAGTTGTTGGGCAAGGTGTGGGGAAGTGTGGGCGGTGGCGGCGGTGGTATGCTTAGCATGGTCGAGGTTTTGAATTTAGAATTCTTCCCCTTCGGTCGTATAGCCCTTTGTTTTGCTCTTGCTTATGCATACGAACACGACAAGCACATTACGTATCGATTACAGAAACCCATCGTAAGTTATGGTGATTTGAATCTAGTATTGTCGAAATATGCACCCATTCAACTACAAATCTTTCCCGAAAAGAAAAAAAGTAATGGGATCGTTAGCTTAGAATGTGTGGTGAACAAATGCCAGACCAGTATGGGACGACGTGAGCTAAACCAACGTCTACACCACCCCCTGACGAATCCCGAGTCTCTGGAGGAAAGGTATCGTAGAATACAGTATTTTTATGATAAGGTAGATGTTCGGGATAAGGTTTTGGGTTGTTTAGAGAATCTTAAAGACATCGAGCGTCTACATCGTAAGATGATTTTGGGCATCATCAAACCCTTCGAACTTGCCTTTACATACGGTGCGTATGATAAAATTAAACAAATAGCCACGATTCTGGGTTGTTCGAACATTTGGAATGTGGATGTGATGGGAATACGTAGAATACAAACACACTACGATAATTCGATTCATATTGAGGCGAATGAGCTAACATTTAAACCCAAGTATTGTACGATATACGATGCATTGTTGATGGAGAAACAAACTATGGTTGACGAAATGCAGGCCATTACTAGGAAGATCGAACGATTGTTGTTACCAAAATCGGTCAAACTAAGTGTAGAGCACAACGACAAGATGGGTCACTTTATTCGAACGACCGCACTAAGAGCCAAGACAATAAAGAAGGCGTGGGATACAACAGAGGATGAACTGTCGATACATTCTATAGGGAGTAGCACTAAGATAAGTACTACGAAATTTAACGAAGCTTCGAATAAGTTGATTCAAATCAACGAAGCATTGGAGGAACGGAGTAGGGTATTGTATGAGCGGTTTCTAAAAGAATTGGTTGGATGTGATGATGCTTTCTTTGTCAAATTAACCAAAGTAGTTGCTGATATTGATGTAAGTCTAACGGGTGCACGAATCGCCGTGGTGAATAGATATTGTCGACCAAAATTGGTTGTCGATAAGTGTAGTTTTGTGGAAGCAGATTCCCTTCGACACCCCATCTCAGAGATCATACACAACGATATCCTTTTTGTACCAAATGATGTGGATACGAAGACAAAGAAGGGAATGGTGCTTACGGGGATGAATGGGGCTGGAAAGAGTGTTTACATGAAATCGGTTGGATTGAGTATAGTGATGGCCCAGACCGGGTTATTCGTCCCCGCAACCAAGTATACCTACTCCCCTTTCAACAAAATCATGACCCGAATCGGGAACGGGGATAATCTTCTTCAAGGGCACTCAACCTTTGTTTGTGAGATGTTGCAATTAAGAGAAATCCTCCAACAAGCCAACGCGTCGACATTTGTGATTGCCGATGAATTGTGTGCAGGATCAGAGGTTGTTAGTGCAACGGCCATCTTGGCATCAACCATCGTTAGTTTATCAAAAAAGAAATGCAACTTCATCGCCTCAACGCATATCCACGGATTACAAGACATTCTGAACAAGCGTGAGACTCAAAATGTGACCTTTGCCTACATCGATGTAGAGATGGATGGCCTGGATATTACCTATACCAGGAAACTAAGATTAGGTGTCAGCAACACACTCTACGGTTTAGAGGTTTGTCGATATTTGATTGATGATGAGGAGTTTATATCAAGGGCGAGTAGGTTACGAAAAAAAGTGGTTGGTCGGGATGTTGATAAACTTGTTCAAACCCGACGCTCAAAGTACAACAAGAAGGTGGTTGTCGACCATTGTGAGATATGTGGTACTCAAACATCTTTGGATGTACACCACATAAAGTTCCAAAGCACGGCAGATGGTTGTGGGTATATTGGAAATTATCATAAAAATGTAAAAGGAAATCTTGTCGTACTTTGTAAGGAGCATCACAATTTGGTTCATGATCAAAACATAACCATCAACGGTTGGAAGATGTCGGCAAAAAACGGGAGATTCTTAGATTTCGTACAACATCAAGTTGCTAACTATTAACACCAACCCTTCAAGCAACCTATATTCTTTTAATTTTATTATATTACATATTATATATTAACATCATGAAAAATACCCAATACGCCTATACTATTGGTTTGCTACAACAAGGAAGTAGAAAATGCTTTAATTGTGGTGAGGTAGGTCACAAGGTCGATGAATGTGTGGCAAAGTGTAAAAATTGTGCTTCAAACAAACACAAGCTGTTTGAGTGTGACGCAAAAAAAGCATGTTATAACTGTGGTTCGACGGATCATGAAAAAAAAGATTGCACAGAACCACTTAAAGAATCAAAACAAGCTATGAGAAGAAAGGCTGCGAAGAAAACCACTCCCAAGAAGACTGCGAAGAAAACCACTCCCAAGAAGAAGACCGCGAAGAAAACCACTCCCAAGAAGACTGCGAAGAAAACCACACCCAAGAAGACTACGAAGAAGACTACGAAGAAGACTGCGAAGAAAACTACGAAGAAAACCACTCCTAAGAAGAAGACTGTTAAGAAAACTACTCCTAAGAAGAAGACTGTTAAGAAAACTACTCCTAAGAAGAAGACTGTTAAGAAAACTACTCCTAAGAAGAGAACCTCTAGAAAGTAAATTGCTACATTTTTTTTTAAGATAAAGACAATGGGAGGAATCGATACTTTTTTAAATGTCCGAACAATGGTAGAAATTTCGGACAATGCAAAAAAATACTTGGACGAGTATAATTGTGATTCGAAACAGACAAACTCGATCCAATTAAGGCGTATTTTGACGAAAAAAATTGGAAGTGAGTTATTGGTCTTGTCAAGTAAATTAATCATAACCCATTTGTCACATAAAAAAGATGTGTATGATAAAATGAATCTTTATTTTAATAAAACGGTCGATCTTCTACCTATTAGTTCTTTGACGAAAACATTAATCTTTTCGGAATCGGGTAAAGATATTTTAAAGAAAACGCTCCCCAAACTAACATCAACTATTCTACCACAACATATGGAGAGGGAACTCTTGGAGGCTATAACTAAGTTTCAGGCGTCGACTGACGTAAACAACGATGAGTTGATCGAGAGTTTAAACGTGGCCGTATTTTCTAAACTTCTACCAATGGTGGTAGCAGCTACAATGGTTATGTATAAGAAATAATTGTTCTTTTAATTTATTCAGTCATTTGTAATGGATTTATCAACAAGTCGATCGTGGAGTTTACAAAGAAGAATTGAGCATAATCATCAGATTTTGATGCTGAATGCTAAAGTTTGGTTTCATCCTACTAGTGATCCTCATAGGTATGTTTATGAGGAGAAGGGGTGTGTTGGGGGGAGTGTTGGGGGGAGTGTTGGGGGCAGTACGTTTACCCAAAAGTATAACTACGTCATACAAAGTAATGGTGATATTCATGTTTTACGAGACGATGATAGTATGTTTTTTGTGTTTAATCCTAAGATATTAGGATCAGATCAAACCTACGTACACTATTGTTTGGATGATACATATGATATTAAGATAACTTTAATCAATGAAGGTGAATTTATGATATCCTATTCTATCGTGGGACCGTATAAAGATTATTCGATACAAAATAGATATACGATACGGAATAATTAAAAAAGAAATATATTAAATCGTTGCGTTCGTTGCGATCGTTGCGTTCGTTATACATTCGTTGCGTTCGTTGCGTTCGTTGCGTTTGTTGCGTTCGTTGCGTTCGTTGCCGTCGTTGCCTTTAAGTTCTTTATAGCATTGTTGTAAAGAATGATTTTCTCATCATACACATCCTTATCCTTCTTGTCTATAGCAAACTTAGATTTTTGTTTCTTTGTCAGCTTTTTCCATGCCTCGGACACCATTTTCCCGCGTTCTTTAATCGCAACATCTTTATATTTAGGGTTCTTGTTTTGTTCCATACTAAACCGGATGTAATTACTAAGGCAACGTTTTGGTTTCATTTTACGCACAGACTCAAATGATTCAACCGCAGTTTCGACTCGATCTCCGTACTCATTAGGAACCAAACTTCTTAGCTTAGCTACAGTGTTTTTGCTCAAAGAACTTACAGATGTTAATACAATAGCGATTTCTTTCTTCAAATCATTGACCTTGACATCTTTCACAGTACCAAACTGTTTTGCGATCACTATCTTTAAATTATCTTTATCTCCTTTATTAAGCTTCATTTTATAAAAATTAACATTACCATTGAAAATACAATTTTTTTTCATTTTTTTATAATAATATGCGTCTTAGTTGTCGAGCTGGAGCCGATACAATATATATAGCAGGTTCATTTAATAAATGGGTCCCAATTGAAATGAAACGTAACCAAGATTCGAAGTCGGTTGTCTGGTTTTATGATTTGGTGTACAGTCGTCCATTCGAATTTAAATTTTTACTAAAAACAAAGAATAACTATGTATGGGAAAAGGGGGACAATCGAAAGGGAGATCGCCAATCTTCCTCTGTTGTGTATGAATTCGGTTCACCAAAAATCATCGACATCAGAAGTAGGGGTATGAAACCAAAGGTTGATGTAAAGTTATTTAAAAAGTATAAAGGTGTTTTGGTTCGAATTTACAAAATACCGGTTTATGAAATCATTCGCTCGTTACGAACGACCGTACGTAGTGTTCCGATCGATGAAACACTTTGCTTGTATGCAAATAATTTCATCACCGCACCGAATAAAATTTACAAACTGCTGCACAATATTATAGGCAATCAACAAGTTATTCTTCGGTTTGAAGGAGTAGTTGATAATTGTTATGACGATACGTCGATGACGTTTCGAAGTAGTTTTCAGAGCGAGGTATACGTAAACAAACAACGTGTACTAGAAACCGAGGGTGTCCCGATTACCTCGGGTGCGATTCATTACGATATGTTGTATCTGATTCAAGATATTGCGAATACTAAGAATACCATTCAAATATATTTATCGAATTCTATTCAGATTGAAAGTAGAAATTTGTATTTCTATCAACCAACTGTATTCAATCTTCTTTACTCCAATCTTCCGATCCATATGGTAAAAAACCACATACTCCAAACACCATATCAATCAAAACAAATTATCCATATCAATCAGTATATTGATGACCTACGTAAGCATCGGAATATCATACCATTCATCTTCAATTTCTCATGTGGTACGATTGAGGAGTTGCTTTTCATCATAGAAACCACCGCTTCGTGTACACTAATCGGGAAGGTTGCTACGTACAAGAATATATCCAATCTACTTAACCAACTCGGTGATTCAAAACTCCAAACAACTATAATCAAACTACTTATGAGAAAAAAAAGATTTTGGCTACCCCATTTATTCAGACACTTTGCTAAAACCGCGTCAGATGTTGCTTTATGGTTTCGTAGACTGTCTGTAAGCCACGATGAAATGTTACTTCTCTTGGCACAGTATTACCATGAACATAGCCTAAAAGCTCTTGGATTGCTATTACGTTCTCTGAATATGAACACGGCCATCATTCCTGATATACTGGCATTGTATCGAACACATCGTTATAAATGGAAAGTCGTTGGTTCTGTTTGGTCCCGTCTTCACATTTTTCAGGTGAACACTAAGTTTATGTCATCATGTCAATTTAAAAGAAAGACAATATTCCCATCTAGGAAATCACCATCTGAAGTTTTAGTCACAACCCCTATGTTGATTCAGTATTTTTGTAAATGATCATAATGATAAATGAATTAACTGTATGTAATTCTATAGACCCCATGCATCGTAAGCTAGACATCTTGGAGATTAGTTTACAGTAATCAAAATTGGTAGGTAGTTTGTACACAACACATTGGGCTCTGGATTCTACGAATAACTCCAACATATCCATACTACCTA